GAAGAGAGAACTCGGTTTTCATACACACAGTCCGGCTTTTTGATGTTTTGAGTTAGGTGGCGCTATAGGGGTCAGGGGTGACTTACGCATGCTTGAGACTGCGATCAGGCGAAGATACCCAGTTGATGCAGAGCGGGCGGCTGCAACGGTTAATGCGTTCTTGGGCGATGCAGATCCAAGGGTCGCATTGAGAGCAGCACAGATCGCGGCAGTAATGGAGGGTCAGAATCAAAAGGATGAGCACAACGCAGCAATTGCCGCACTTATCGAGATCAGGGCTCAGCTTGCTAGTCTCGGACATAACGAGCCAGATCAGCAGCATATCGAGTCAGCCGATAGCGACTCAAAAGCTGGTAGTTGAAACGACTGAGCACGGCAAAGATACTCTAAGAAAGCGAAATACTCGCAGTGCAAATGCTCGCGTCTACATTCCCGAACCACTTGACCTAGCACGTCGGGAAGCCTGCTTGCAAGACCCGGAACGAGCACTACGAACCTACTTTAAGCGAATCTTTTATAACCCGTTTTGTCGGCATCATATCGCGATGATAGAGGCGATATGGGAGCGTGCGATAAGTGGAGGGGATAAAGCAATCGCGGCTCCACGCGGTGACGGCAAGAGCCAGATCGTTATCTGTACCGCTGTAATGGCTTTACTTGGAACGTCGACGCAGTTTCCGGTCCTTATCGGCAATACTATGGTCAAAGGTCGAAAGCTGTTTCAACAGTTCCGCAATAAGTTCGAGAACGGCAGTTTGTACCCAGAGTTTCACGGCGACTTCCCAGAGATTACCGCATGTGTTGATGGGCTGGAAGGAGCACCACAGCGGGCAGCCAAGCAGCACGTTGACGGTCAAAGGACGTTTATCACATGGAGCCAGCATTTATTGGTGATGCCGACAGTGCCGCCGCAGAAATGGGGAACGACGCATTGGGGAGGTAAGCGGCTGACGTTCTTTGGCCTTGACTCAGCGATTCGTGGCGAAGGCTTTGAGCACATGCGCCCGGACCTGGCGATCATCGACGACCCAGAAACGCGGGAGGTAGCGTTTTCACCGACTGACCGGCACGAAGATATTGAGCAGATGATTGACGGCGACGTTGCAGGCTTGAGCGGTCCAGATACTAAGATTCCGCGAGTGGTGCTGACTACGATTCAAAATCCAGATTGTTATTCCTTCCGAGTCACCGACAAGCACCTGAAGCCGTCGTTTGATGGTGAGCGGTACGCTCAGTTGGTCGAGTGGCCGACGCATCGCGAACTTTGGGACGAGTATATTTCACTTAGGCAGAAAGACCAAGCGGCAGGTAAGAAGGACGGACCAACTGCAACTCAGTTCTATCGCGACAACTTTGACGATATGAACGCTGGTGCGGTTATAGCTAACCCTTATCGGCATGTCAAAGAAACCAATAAGGACGGCGACGTTATCGAACTGGACGCACTGGCAGCGTTCTTTAACCGCGTGGCTGATTGGGGGCTCGATGCGGTGCTGGCTGAATTGCAGCAGCAACCAGCAAACCATAGCGAAGTCGATAACCGCAAGCTAACTGCTGGTCTAGTTCAGCGACGCATGAGCGGACTAGCACGCGGCGAGCTACCTAAAACGGATCAATACAAAATCACAGTCGGGCTCGACATCGGCAAATACTACTCCCACTGGACAAAGCTGGTAACGCATGGCAACGCGATCAGTCACATCGTCGACTACGGCATCATGGAGACGCCTGGCTTGTCGGCAACATCGGACGAAATGTCGATAGAGACAGCAATCCTGAAATCGCTGGAAGCGTGGAGAATCGACATTCAGAGCGAGAATCCGCCGGACATGGTGCTGATTGATTCTGGCGACTACAACAACGCAGTCTATGCGTTCGTCCGGCAGTACGGTTCACCATTCAACGCATCGAAAGGTCACGGAGGTAGTAAGCTACATTTTGAAGGCAAGGACTCGGAAACCCGCAGGCAGTTCGAGCGGGCTAGAGCGGATTACCAGTCAGCGGCTGGCGTGTGGCTATTCAACTTCGATTCGGAGTACTGGAAGCACCAAGTACAGCAAAGGCTACTGACGGAAACGATTAACCAGCAAAATCAACTAACAGACGGAGCGTTATCACTGTGGAGCACATCAGACGCGAAAGAGCACCTAAGTTTCTCACATCACCTAGTAGCAGAGGAGCGGAGGGAACAATTCATTCCAGGGAAAGGATTAGTGAGCAAATGGGCAGTCGTAAACCGAAACAATCACTGGCTAGACGCGACAGCACTAGCACTGCTGGCAAGTTCGCTGCAGGGCTTCAAGGTGATTCCGAAGCCAGAGCCGAACCAGTTGCAATCGTACAACCCGCAGCAATCGCAACAATCGAAACAGTCAGCACAGCCACAGAACCGATTTCGGCAGAGGCCGGGCGGCTGGATTCAGGGAGTGCGGAGGCGATAGAGCCACAGCCAAAACAATATACGCCACCAGTCTGCAGCGTGTGCGTAGCTTTACCTGGCCTTAGCTATACGGAAGTCTACGGAAAAGTCACAACTGAAAATAGCATTGTTCGATATTGCCGTTGCAGAAAATGCCGGAACACGTGGAAGGATATTACACCGCGTTTCAACGGTGGTTGAATAAACAGGCTTAAAGCCACTAAGAAATAGTCAATCCGTGCTATCTTGCGGGGCATGGATGCAGCCGCACTTCTAAACGCGATAGAAACCGCAATCACTGCTTTGCTGACTGGGCAACACTCCAGCTACAGCATTGGGGCAAGGACCGTCACGCGGCTTGACCTTAAGACGCTCATGGAGGAGCGTCGTTTGCTTCAGAACGAAGTTAGCCGCAGTGCAGGCGGTGGAGCAATTCGACTAGCGAAGATTACGAGGCCATCAGCATGATAGGCCGCTTCGTTGATTCTGTTATCGAATCCATTGCACCAAGTGCCGCACTGAAGCGGGCTCAGGCAAGGGCTATTCTCGCACGCAGTTATGCCGGTGCAGAACCGAGCCGCTTAGACGGCAATCGTCGTCCGCAGAACAGGCCAGCCGATCAAGAGATGCTTGGGCCAGCCGGGGCCGACAAGCTACGAGCATGGGCTAGGACTTTGGTTCGCGACAACGCCTACGCTTGGGGTGTGGTTGACACAATCGTTTCGTCAGTCGTCGGGCAAGGTATCAGGACGCAATCGCTACTGGAGACGCAAGACGGCGAAGACGTAGAACTGACAAACGAGATCCGCGATAAGACCTGGAGCGATTGGGCTAAGGTCTGCGAGCTAACCGGCCAAATGTGCTGGTCAGAAGTTCAGGCCATGTGTCAACGCGAAATGGCCGAAGCTGGTGAAATCCTAATTCACATGGTAACGGTTCCGCTGATTCATAACGGAATCCGTCGACCAGTACCGTTGGCACTTGAACTGATTGAAGCGGATCGGCTGGCAACCGATCGAGACACCTACCAATACTCACGCTCAGAAGGTCGGCGGGTTGTGCGTGGCGTTGAGCTTGACGAATTTGGCAAGCCATGTGCCTACTGGATTTACCCTGCTCACCCGTTGGACTATCACAGCTTTAGGCGCGAGCCAGTTCGCATACCGGCGGAAAACATCCTGCACTTGTTCCGGCGAGATCGCGTAGGGCAGACTCGCGGCGTTACGTGGTTTGCTCCTGCTGTGTCTTGGATGCGGGATTTAGGTATCTACCTAGACAACGAGATGCAAGCCGGTGCGGTTGCATCATGTGCTACGGCGATGATCAAGACCGAAACACCGCTTCCATCGTTGATGGGGCCAAACAACGGAGACGCCTCGGACACTAACGGCAACCAGTACAGTTACCTAGAGCCTGGGGCTGTGTTCTATCTGCGTCCAGGTGAGTCGGTTGAGACAGTCAATCCATCGCGACCGAACAGCAACGCGGAACCTTGGATAGCCTTGATGCTGCGAGGTATCGCAGTTGGCACTGGTCTTTCTTATGAGATTGTTGCACGCGACTTTTCGCAGACCAACTACAGCAGCAACCGAGCTAGTCAACTGGAAGACCGCCGACGATTCCGCTGCTGGCAGTCTTACCTAATCAACCATCTATGTTCCCCTGTGTGGCGTAAGTTCAACGAAGCGGCTGCTTTGATTGGCAAGGTCGGCTTTCCTTCGATGCACCAGCTATCCGAGGACTTCGATCGCTATGCTCCTTGCGAGTTCATGCCGCCCACTTGGGAGTGGGTCGATCCATCAACAGAGCAATCATCAAGCCAAAATGCCATCGCCGCTTACCAAGCGACCTACGCAGATGAGCTTGGTGCTAAGGGCTTGAACTGGCGGCATGTTTTCTACCAACGAGCCAAGGAAAACGCACTGCTAGCGAAGCTCGGATTGTCGGCAATCAACTGGAATCCGAACCAGCCGCAGCAACCGCAAGGCGAACAATCCGAACAGCCAGAAGCAACGCAACCCTCCGGCGAGCTAGCAGCAGTTTCAACACTGCAATTCAAGCGCAATCGCAAGGCTATCGAGTCCGTGTTGGCTGAACTAGCTGAAGGCAAGATTACCGAAGCGAAAGCTCGAGTATTCCTCGGTAGCGTCGGTATGGCTCAAGAGTCAATTGACGCACTGATAGTTGATGCGATGGACGGTAGCGGCAAGCTAGAAAGCGTGGAGGCTACTGATGGCGACAACTAAGAAACTAAAGTCATTTAAGCACAACGAGCCACCAGCAAGCCAAATGGTCATGCGCATGGTGGAAGTTCGACGCGAGCAAGCCAACGCTGAAACAAAGTCGGTTCCGGTCGTCATCGCTTCGGAGAATCCTGTTGAGCGATGGGACGACAACGCAGGCGAATACTACCGCGAAATCCTATCGATGGACGGCGTTCGATTCCGCACCAATCGCCAGCAGTTACCGATAGTCGATTCCCATGATCGATCGACCGTCCGTAACGTGCTTGGAAGTGTGCGTAACATCCGACCTGAGAACGGGCAGCTAGTCGGCGATGCGACATTCGCACGAGATACCGATTCGCAAGTGGCTTACGAAAAGCTACTAGACGGACACCTAACAGACTTTTCGATAACCGCAACGCCAACGGCACAGCGGGCTATTCGTCGCGGTGAATCAGTGGTTCACGGCACTCAGGAAATAACAGGGCCAGCGGTGATCGTCACTGAATGGACACCCACAGACGCATCGCTAGTAGCAGCCGGTGCAGATGAAACTTCAACCGTACGCGAGCTGCTGCGTAGTTACTCGAACTCTCATAAGGAGACTAAACGCATGTTGTCAGAAGGAATCAAAGCCGCACTCGTAGCCAAGGGAATGCCCGAACAGATCGACGATGCGGAACAAGCACTAGCCTGGGCGGCTGGTCTTATGTCGGCACTAACGCCCAGCGTTGCTGCTGAAGAACCAATCCAATCGGCAGAGGAACCGCCAGTTGTCGCAGAAGAATCGGACGCCGAAGAACCAGAGGCGGAAAAAATCGAAAGCATGGAAGGCGAAAAGGACATGAAAGAAGAAATCGAAAAGGCTGTCAAGCGTTCGGCAAAAGCTGAACTACAGCGACAAAAGGAAATCCGAGCAATAGTCGAGTCAGTGAAGATTGAACGTGCGTTCGCTGACGAGCTTTGCGACTCCGGTGTATCACTTGACATCGCACGTCAGAAGGTTTTGGAACGAATGACTACGACGCAACCACTGGGAAGCGGACCATCAGTGGTTCGCGAAGGCCGCGAAGAATTGCGCAAGGCAATGCGAGCGGGTTTGATTAGTCGAGCATTGCAGGGCAGCGGGTCACGCAATACTCAAATCGCTGACGCTGACAAGGTAGCTGGCTACCAGGATTTCGAACGCATGTCGATGCTGCGAATGGTCGAGCGATCATTGCAAGCTGCTGACGTTGATACTCGCCGCATGTCACCGCAAGAAATGACGATGGTGGCGTTTAATCACCGACCGACAATTGATCGGTTGCAGGCAAACAACATTATTCGCGACGCTTACCACACAACTGGTAGCTTTGCAAATTTACTGTTGGACGCCGCCAACAAGACGCTTTTGGCTGGCTATGAAGAAGCTCCATATACTTGGAATCTTTGGGCGCGTCAGGGGTCCAGTGTTGCCGACTTCAAAAACATCAACCGCATTCGGTTTGGTGAATCGCCTAATCTGGAAATGGTTCCAGAAAACACCGACTACAAAGAAGGTGCGATGGTCGACAGTAAGGAGACTTACAAGGTCGAAAAGTTCGGACGCATCTTCACCATCACGTGGGAAACGGTTGTCAATGACGACCTAGACGCAATCAGTCGCGTTCCACAGATGCACGGCAACGCCGCTCGACGTACACAGAATCAAAAAGTGTACGAAGTGCTAACCAGCAACCCGACTATGGGTGATGGTGTGGCCTTGTTCGGTTCTCACGCATCTGGAAGTAACACCAGCGGCGGCGCGGGTGCTCCAGCAGTCGGCACGCTTAACACTGGGTTTACCGCAATGCGTCGGCAGACCGGCTTAAACAGTTCAGCGATTCTGAACATCGCGCCGCGATACCTGATTGTGCCAGTGTCTTACGAAGCCACTGCATTGGAGCTAGTCAACTCGACCAGCTACAACGCAGCCAACAACAACGAAGGCGTCCGCAACATCTACGGCCCTGGCGGACCTCGTAGCCTGACCGTGATCGGCGAACCGCAACTTGATGCGTCCAGCACCACAGTTTGGTATCTAGCCGCTGACCCAGGACAGATCGATACCGTGGAACTCACCTTCTTGCAAGGTGAAGAATCGCCGGTCATCGAAAGCGAATGGGACTTTGACAAGGACGTTTACAAAAACAAGGTTCGACAGACGTTCGGAGTCAAGGCAATCGATTGGCGTGGGTTGTTCCGCAACTCTGCCTAGTTGAATCCTCCGTGATGACAGCGGGTGGGGGCTTGCTCTCACCCTCACCCGCTGGCGACCGACCGAGAGTAACCAAGCTACAAATCAACCTTCAAATAGTGAGACAAAAATAAAATGTCAGGCATTCAAGACTTCCAAGTATTTTACGACGACTTCAATGGAACGGTAGCAACGCTTCCAACTTCAGCCGATCCGGCTACTCCGTGGCTGGTAGACGACACCTCAGTGACTGGTACTCCGACCTACACCAAGGGTACGAGTGTTTGCACCATGACGCTAAACAACGACAGTGCCATCGTCAACATTTGCAACCACTTTGGCGACGCGTTGGATTTCGACATCGACGACATCCAGACCGTTGAGATGCGAGTGCGGATCGGTGCTGCAACCTTTACCAGCGGTTCTATCCTTGTGTTCGGAGTCGGCTCAGCCCGCGACGATACGCCTGACAGTGTTGCTGCTCACGCATGGTTTCGGATGGAAGGTGCCAGAAGCACAACCATCTTAGATGTAGAAACTGACGATGGTGTGCGAGATGTGAGCGATGTTTCAACCGGCGTAGCTCTTGGAACCACGTTTAAGCGTTTTGTGATCGACTTCACTGGCGGCAAGTCCAACGTCAAGTTTTACATTGACGGACAGCGGGTCGCTCCTTCGCAGACGTTCGACATGTCAGGCTATAGCTCTGGACTACAGCCAATCATCCAGTTGCAAAAGACGGCCAACGGTAACGTTGATTCAGTAATCGTTGATTACGTCAAGGTAACTACACGCCGAGCTTAACCATGTCGCTTCGTGACGCTATAGCAGACGATGCCGCTGTTGTCTTTTTAGACACAGCGGCTTTTGCCGAAGAGGTAACGTATTGTCCACGACTGTTTCAGCAGGGCGATACGCGGCCAGATCGGACTATCAATGCTGTAGTGATGCGAGAAACAATGGCAACCGTGGCAGAGGATGGCGGGGCTACGGTCCTGCCAGTCTTTGAAGTTCACGTTGCTAACAGTGCCACGTTAGGTATTAGCTCGACGGAATTAGATACGGGTGGCGACCAGATCGAGTTTGCTGCGCGTGACGGAATGGACGCTACCAAGCGGTCAATTGTGAGGCTTGTCACTCAAGACCACGGAATGTTGGTGCTGGAATGCCGCTAGATGTGCCAGTTGACGAAGCGATAACCGAGGAAGTTGTAACGCTGCTTGAAGCGGAGTTAACAGACTTGGAAATTGTTAGGCAGACAAACCAAGTCGACGAGTGGACGCCAAAAAACGATCAGGTGGTAATTGTTCGGCATGCGTTGGAGCGACTACCGGAAATCGATTGTCCGGGTAATCCGCCAGCAATTGGCTACGAGATGATTTTGCACTTGCGACTCCATGTCATG